TGGATGTAATACATGCGCGTCACAACCAACTCGTTGAAATTCTACTGGGATAGCATCAGCATCATGGCGTTCACATCGCCAGGTGCTGTCATCCATCGCAGTTGAATGCGCACAGGTTCGACAATTAACATGTTGGGTTATTTTTGTTTTGTGGCAAAACTCATGCGCTGCGCAAAACTTGCATTCATACCAGCTCGGATCTGGACTAAGTGGTTCTGGCATCCGCTCTGACTTAACAATCCTGTGACCGCGACTGATGTATCTTTCAGCGATCTCTGGCACAAACTTAACTCGCTCTGTGTAAATACGATCATCGTTTTTACAGACCGCATAATAAAGTGCGCGATCAATATCGGCACCATGCATGTACACTTGCATTTGTATGTAATGCATCGGCTTAGACTTTTCTACGCCATGTTTGACTAGATCATCAAACGATTTTAATGAGTGTGTCTTGGCTTCTAAAATATGTTTTTTGTTTGCTGCCTCTGGTACGCCAGAAAATATAATGCCGTCAATAGATCCCGATACATGACATCCAAAATCAACACGCGATTGATGCTCAGATGTATTGCCAATATGAATGCCAATAGATCTTAAGTCTGACACAATTGTCATTTCTTCTAAATGACCACGTCTAAACAATCTTAACAATCTACCTTCAAATTCTTCTTGGACTGCCCATCTAAATGACAGCCACAGCCATCGGTCACACGAATGACCAAGCATGGATCCGCCCATGTGTGGGCGTGGTTTTTCTTTTCGCTCTTGGTGCGCCTTGTTTATTTGCACGGATATAGAATGATTTGGTTCTGGAATTAACATAAATACTCCCAAGGAAAAAAGGGCGTGTGTTAAACGCCCTTATTTTGTTACTTATTTAGTTGCCCAAGGTGGTGGTGCTTTGCCATCTGCTGGTGGTATTGACGTTGCCTTTGGTGCAAGTGCAATGCCATTTCCAGATGCTTTAAATCCAGCCACACTATTAGATGCATCGTAATTGCCATTTGCTGGCGTGATTTTTAATTTGATGGATAAGTTACCGCCAATTAATTGATCAGTATCTGATACTTTAGCCAAGCGAATCGCACGCATGATTTCACCAAGTTGTTGGCGACCAATTTCCTCTGCTTGAAGATTTGGGTTTTTAATGTTAATCATTCCAAACACAATACGTCCTTGGTGTGTTGGTCCAAGAATAGTGTATTTGACATTGATGTACTGACCGTTGCCAGCTTTGGTTGTTTTTATTTCAGCACCAGAAATAGCTGCTGTGTACCAACCCTCTGGCAGTGGTTCAAAGTTATTGATTGAAACCGGTAAGTCTTCTACGCTAAAAGTTTGTTCTAAAAAAGCCATGATTATTCTCCAATTGTAATTTTATATGATGGTCTACCAGGTTTTGATGTAACAGCACCAAGTAAAACATCCGTTATTTCGGGTGAGCATCTTTTCCACGCTGTCATGTTTATGGCGGGTGTCCATCTAAATAAAGCCGATAGATGCTCGGATAATCCATTTTCTGCCGCAATTTCTTGCAACATTTCTGAATTAACTTTTCTGTCAATTCGTCCAGTAACTTTGATAACAAAGTTACCAATTTTTTTTGTTTCAACGCCTTCGAGCGTTTCCTGTATCTTCATCAAAGAAGATATTTGATCTTCGATGTATCTACGCTCTGAAATGACGTAGTTTTCTTGCACTTTTAATTCTAACCAGCGGTTTGATAATTCGGTGATGTTCATTTTGCACCACCAATTTCTTTGATAATTGCGCCTAGGTCTGGTTGCTCCCATGCTTGAAGTTTGCCGGATCTGTCTTTAGCCATCCATAGTCCATCGCTGTCGCACATCAATGCGCGTTGCGCTACACCGTCAGCGTCTTTTTCAACGCGAAGTGCTAACACCAAATCAAAAAAGTATGGAAGCGTCTGGCCTAACTTAGCACCAGGCATTGATGGTGCATACATCATTCGGCCTGTTTCGTCCTGTGACTTTTCAACCTTGGCGGTCATTAACACATTTTTACCTGGCAAATCACGGAAGGCACGAATCAATGCCGTCATCTGTGTTGCCATCTCGCCATACGCAGCGCGACCATCCTTGTTCTGAGTTTTTTCATGAATCAAAACAACTTCACCAATCTCAGATAAGCTGTCTAAAATAACAGAGTCGAATTGATTGCCTTCTGGGGTTAACAGCCATGAGTAGATTTCATTTAAATCACTCATGTTAGAAACTTCAACATAAGGTATGTTGCTGTCTTTAATTGACAATAAGCCACCTTCCGCACTTATAATCACGGGATTTGGCATTGTGGTTGACAATGTTGTTTTGCCAGCACCTGCGTGACCGTACACCAAAACCTTCACACCATTAGCATGAACGTCAGATGTGTTTTTTAAATTTATAGCCATTTTATTTCTCCTTTTGCGAGCTGGTTGGAGGAATTCCGGTTAGCTCTTGGATACAGATTATAAACATTGAAATATTAAATGTCAACATTAAAATATTATTTATGATATTATTTATCAAACATTAACCACACACAGGAATAAAAAAAATGATGAAGTTAGAGGACATGAGAAATTTATTAAAGGATCGTAGAGTATCAATGATTGCAGAAGCAACAGGCATTCATTTCAACACTATAAGAGAGATTAGAGATAACGAGAATGCTAATCCGACCTATAAAGTAATGATCAAATTAACTGACTATTTGGAAAGCAACAATGGCAGATCTAACTAATATATTTAATGGAAGTTTTTATCCGCCAGTAGAAACGGTACCAGAGTCACCCGAATCGCAATTGTGCAATGCAATGCGTGATGTTGGGATTGATCCGCCATCTACCATTTATATGGACGGGAAAATTCATCGGTTTAAAACCAATTCAAAAGGATCATCGGGTGCGGGTGATAAAACAGGTTGGTATATTTGTTATAGTGACAACACACCAGCAGGACGCTTTGGCGACTGGCGTGCTGGAATTGAGGTGTCATTTCGTGCAGACATTGGGCGAAAGTTTACTGCCGCAGAGGAGATGGCGCACTCGCGCAGAATGTCGGAAGCCAAAGCTGCGCGTGATGCTGAGTTAGCAAAGCAGCATGAGGTCACTGAGGATGTGGTAGCAAAGATATGGGCAGATTGCACGCCAGCAAACAAAGATCATCCGTACCTAAAAAAGAAAGGCATCTGCGTACATGGATCAAGAGTGACGGGTGATGGACGACTTGTCGTACCACTTTTAAACAAAGATGGATCACTGTCAACGCTTCAGTACATCTCAACTGATGGCGGCAAACTCTATCACAAGGGTGGAGCAACTGGCGGAAAGTTTTGGTCAATTGGAAATGCGGAGAACCCGAAGACCATTTTTATTGCAGAAGGTTTTGCCACAGCCGCAACCATTCATGAAACAACCGGCAGTATTTGCATCGTGGCCTACTCAGCATCAAACATCGTGCCGGTAACAGGGGTCATGCGTGAAACCTATGGCGCAACACAGGACATTGTCATTGTGGCTGATAACGATTCATCTGGCGTGGGTATGCGCTACGCAGAGCAAGCCTCAGCAAAGCATGGTGCAAGAATAGTTTCACCGCCAGAGCTTGGTGATGCAAACGATTACGTTGCCAATGGTGGTGATCTGTTAAGTTTACTTATGCCACCAAAAGATAATTGGCTAGTACCGGCAGACGATTTAAGCACACAGCCTTCGCCAATAAAGTGGCTTATCAAAGGCTGGATACAAGAAGAAGCGTTGATCATGATTCATGGCCCATCTGGTGGTGGTAAAACATTCATGGTACTCGATCAGTGCCTTCGCATTGCATCGGGCGGTGGTGAGTGGATGGGACATAAAGTGAAGGCTGGCTCAGTGGGTTACTTTGCCGGTGAAGGTCATCACGGACTGCGTGGTCGCATCGCGGCTTGGAAACAAAAGCATCAGATTAGCAAACTTAATATGTGGGTATCAAAGTCTGGGTGCGATCTTAACACGCCATCGGGTTATCAACGTGTACGCGAGGCACTGCTAAGCCTTGATGAGCGACCAAGCATGATTGTGTTTGATACCTTGCATCGATTTCTTCTTGGTGATGAGAACTCAGCGCAAGACACAAAAAGCATGTTAGATGCGTGCGCTGCATTGATGATGGAGTTTGGTTGTACTGTCGTATTAGTTCATCACACAGGTGTATCTGCTGAAACGCAACACAGGGCGCGTGGATCGTCTGCATGGCGTGGCGCACTCGATATTGAAATTAGTGTTGCGCCTGGTGATGAAAACAAGCCAATGCAAATATCACAAAAGAAATCAAAAGATGCTGAGTTAACTTTGGATGTTTATGCAACGCTTGAAAAGATTGCAATCACAGGCTGGATTGATGAAGACGGTGACCAAGTTTATAGCGCAGTGTTATCACCCACTGATGCACCTGTGGCAATTAAAAAAGATTCAAAGTTAGATTCACACAGAAAGTTATTTGAAAAGGTTTGGTTTGCAACAGGAACAGAAGTCAGAGAGGAAATGCCTTATATTAGTCGATCAGCGTTTATGGCAAAACTGGATGCTGACGGCTGGGCGAAAAGAACAGCGGAGAATGCTTTAAAGCCATCAACCACAAATGGCTTTGTAAATCTGATGGAAGGAGGTGACGTGATAAAACCATTTGAGCATGGCTGGATCATGATTGATCAAGTGAATGCCTCAGCACTTATTATGATGAAGAATGAGAAATAATGGAACGCCCTAAACGCCCTAGGGCGGTATTTAAGTTAGGGCGGGCGTTTTGACAAAAACAGCATAAATAACGCCCGCCCACGCCCTACTCTCTTTAGGAGTAGGGCGGTAGGGCGTTTATGTTGTACGCAATTTTAAGCATAATAAATTTTTAAAATGATGTATAATATGTGCAGGTTGTGAAAGACCTGCTAATGATGAATGATTAAACAAAACCGAATTTATAATCTGAGCCGCTATCATTCACGGCAACTTTCACCAGATTAGAAAGACGGTTTTTTTTATGGAGAACGATATGGATCTAAGAGATATTTTTGCGGCACATGCGATGGAAGGATTATTGGCAGGTAGGGAATATGTGGCGATTGAAAGCGTTGCAAATCTTGCATATATTATTGCAGATAGTATGATTGCTCAAAGAGTAGCACCAGAGCATCCCGAAGACGAAGATTAACTATACAAGCACATCACAGTAAATTTCCTTAGCCTTGGCGATTTATCAATGACTGTGGTGTGCTTGGCTAATACAAAACCCGTTCCTTGGGGTTAGTAGCCTACTCAATCAATTCATAACTTCTCAGGGTCTGATTGATTGAGTGGGTATTTCTCTTAGCCTACCAAGAGATTAAAACAGGAAGGAGTGTACCGAACCAGCTTGTACACGTTAAGTGGACTGGTGACAGCTTGGAAAGACAAGCATTATGAAGTCATAACAGACTGGCTCTAAGGTGGTCGCTGTCGTTAACGTGACGAAGCTGACGCTCTATGGTGTAAGTCCTTCCCCTGTTATGACTTGATAGTACGCGCATAGCGCACCGGTAATGGCACGACGCTCAGAAATAGGAGACTTGGGATTGTCTGAAAGTACGACAACGAATACTGAGATTACTATCAATTTTAAACACGGCCACCACTCATGGAGTTTATATGGCGTGGTGGTTTTTTAACTATCAATAAAAGCATTTAGGTGGCAGTGCTTTTATTGATATTTATTTTTAGTGCAATCGAGAGGTGGCAGATGGCAAGACCAACACAGGGGGATTGGGAGAAGGCAAAGGCGTTGTATGAAGCCGATAAGTCTTTAAGACAGATCTCCGAAGAAACAGGCATTGATAATTCAAACATATCAAAACGTGCGAAGAAAGAGGAATGGCAACGTGGTGTTTTACCGCAGTTGATAGCAGATACCGCACGAGTTCGTGAAGAATTTACCGCACTTTTACCGCACCAACAGCAAGTTGTGGAGTCAGAAGTGGCTGAAAGGCTACGCCACATTGAGTTCTTCAAGAAATCGACGATGAAGAATTTGTCCACGATGATGCGCAAAGTGGATGAAACAATTACCATTCAAGAACACACGCAAGCGCAAACTGCACTGCAAAAAGGAAAGGAAACGATCCTCGGCAAAGACATTGATACCGCAATTCAAATAAACAACACGCAACAAACTGCTGGCGACTTCAAAGGGTTGAGCGATGATGAGCTGGATACGATGCATGCTTTGCTTCAAAAGGCGAGTGCGTGACACTGCTCGAAAAGGTCAAGGCTGAGAAAGCACGTCGCGCGGCTTCGGCATCGCTATACGAATTTGTTAAGCAGTCATGGCATGTCGTGGAACCTGGCGTTCCGTTTATGGAGTCATGGCACATCGAGGAGATCTGCGAGCATCTCGAAGCTGTCAGTGCTGGCGAGATACATCGACTGCTCATCAACATTCCACCGAGGCATTCCAAGTCGACTATTGTGTCAGTCATGTGGCCAGCATGGGAGTGGATTACGGATCCTGCGCAGAAGTTCTTATGTGCGTCATACTCCGGCACGCTGTCAACGCGCGACAACTTGAAGACAAGAAGACTATTGCAATCACCGTGGTACCAAGAGCGTTGGGGTCATATGTTCAAGTTTGCTGGCGATCAGAACGCAAAGCAAAGATTCGAGAATGACAAGACGGGTTATCGACTTGCAACGTCTGTTGGCGGTACAGCAACGGGTGAGGGTGGATCACGATTGATACTGGATGATCCACATGGTGCGCAGGCGGCTCAGTCCGAGGCAATGCGTGAGTCAGATCTCGAATGGTTTGACATGGTATGGTCAACACGTCTGAATAACCCGAAAACCGATGCGATGGTGACGGTCATGCAGCGTCTGCACGAGCGTGACATCAGTGGTCATATTCTAAACGACATCCGAGGATGGGAGCATATCTGTATTCCCGCAGAGTGGGATGGGAAACATCGCAAAACTATCCTTGGTGCGTATGATCCACGCAAAGTAAAAGGCGAGCTGATATGTCCAGATCGTTTTGGTGACAAAGAAATCACGATGCTCAAGCAACTGCTCGGCTCATACGGCAGTGCTGGTCAGTTGCAACAGGATCCAACACCAAGCGGTGGTGGTATCCTCAAGACTAAGCATTTTGGTTTATGGTCAGCCGATGATGGATTGCCTCCGTTTGAGTACATCCTACAGTCATACGATTGTGCGTTCACTGAAAAAACAACAGGTGATCCAACAGCTTGCACAGTCTGGGCGATGTTTACGCACAAGGGTGAACGCAACGCGATGCTTATTGACGCATGGGATGAACACCTTAGCTACCCAGATTTGCGTGCTAAGGCTATCAAGGATTGGACAACAGAGTATGGTGGCATGAGTAAAGAGTCACCGCATTCACGCGCACGCAGACCGGATCGTATCCTGGTTGAAGCCAAGGCAAGCGGTCAATCTTTATTGCAAGACTTGCGCTTGGCTAAAGTTCCTGCTGTGGGTTATAATCCCGGTAAAGCAGACAAGATTTCACGCGCTCACCAAGCTGCACCAACTTTAGAGCTAGGCTTGTTGTGGATCCCAGAGTCTAAAAAGAATCGTGGTCAACCGGTTAGCTGGGCGGCTGCATTTTTAAAACAACTGGCTAAATTTCCAGTGGCAGAACACGATGATTACGTCGATACGTTCACGCAAGCGGTGATCTATCTCAAAGATGATGGATGGTTTGAGTTACCAATGGCAAAGGACATCGACGAGCGACGTGAGCCAAAACGTGAGCGAGTGAATCCTTATGCCGTATAACAGAGCAATACCACAACAGCCTAACCTTGCAAGACTTGCAGAGTTACTTCAAAACGCCAAATCGTCTGGCAATCAATATTCTGTTCCAAACTGGGTCCCGCTACTTGGCGGATCTGGTGCTGGTGACATGTTACTTGGCAATGCACCCGAAGAAATAGAAAACTGGTCATACGGTGACATGCCTATGCGTGTACCGGAAATGAGCAATGTACCTCAGTTTAAACAAGGACGCGCACAATCATTGGCTGACACCGCCATGTTGCTTGCCGGTCCTGCTGAAAGCACCGCACGCAATGCAATGGCTGGCAATGTTGGGATGATCATCAAACCAAAGGGCGGGAATTGGCTTGATGCTTTTGGTAGATCGCCAGAAAAATCTGCCACTCAATTTGGTCGCTCAGTAGATCCAGAGCTTGCTGGTTATGCGCGTGCTGGCATGCACCTAATGCCACACGAATATAATGAAACTGTGCCGGTCATGGCAGTTAACGATTGGCTAAAACAAAAACTTGCCAAGTACATTCAAAACGAAATGGCAACACCAGAGGATCCTATTCGACGCATTGCAGAGGAATGGCCTGCCAAACGTGACGTGCTTATAAGTCAGCAACAATCAAAGATTCCAAACTTGCAAGAGCTTGCGGCAAAGTATGAGGATATGGGATTGCCACCAGAAGTAATTGCTAATCGCATGGCTAATGCCAATAGAGATGCTCTTACAATCCAAGACAAGATCTCAGAGCTTGAAGGCTACAATCCTTTGCATTACACGCCAAGAGATCCTCGTGAATTTGACATTGATGATGTGATGGCTAAACGAGAGGCAGCCGATTATCCAGCAGAAGGGATTGCAAAAACGAATTTAGGTAAACTATGGGAGCATTACGCTGATGAAAATATTACACCCATCCGTGTTAAATCAATTAGTGATATGAATGAAGAAAACAACCCTTGGTTGAAAAAATTAGATAAAGAAGATCAAGTTTATTTTCCAGACACTATGGTCGGCACAGGATTTGACAAACTTGCTGATGAACTTCGCAAAGCCACACGTCCAGACACAGATCTTCCAGACTTCCTTCGCATAGATCCAGCCAAGCTCAGTCGTGTTTCTGTTCCACAGGCTGTTGAGCATGTTGCTAAGATCAACGCATGGCGTGACGCTGAAAGACTTAAGGAAGGTCGCAACACTGCAACCGTTATGCACAAAGAATATCCAGATCAAGGGTTGGCTTGGATGCAAATGAAGATGCCAGAAAACCAAGACAAAGAAGCACTCAGAGCCGCACTGAAGTTTGAAGGCGATACGATGGGGCATTGTGTTGGGCAGTATTGTGATGAGGTAGCAGGTGGTGATTCAAATATCTACTCATTGCGTGACAGACGTGGTGAACCGCATGTGACGATTGAAACAAAAGGCGGTGGGTTTGATCCAAATAAGTTTCTTGACTTAAATAAACAGATAATTAATGACGATTCGTATTTAAGAGATAAACTTAAATATTTACAAGAAAATTATGCTAACAGACCAGAACGGCAATCTGATTTAATGTTAGATGCAATGAAAAAGTATGGTTATGAGTATCAATTACCAGAAACAATGGAAAAGATTGTCCAAATCAAAGGCAAACAAAACGCTGCGCCTAACGCCAAGTATCTGCCTGCTGTGCATGACTTTATTCGGTCAAAAGATTGGTCAAGTGTTGGGGATTTAGATAATACTCACCTTTATGATTTAAGCCAGCCGTTCCTTCATCCAGAATTACAAGAAATGGTAAAAAACAAATACGGTAAGTTTGCAACTGAGGATGAGATTAATGCGTTGGAAAAAGAATTTCATACTGGCAATAACTTTGCCGACGGTGGACTGGTAGGCACACCACCCACAGCGTATGATCCGATGAAGGTCGCAGACATTGTTGCGTCTATTGATGCACCATATAATTACTAGGAGTTGATGAGATGGCAACGATTAAAGACTTAGCGCAACGATATGGTGTAGCAAAAGCACAAGATCAAAACGAAAACCTTGGCAGACTTGCCGAGATGCTCGGCAGTGCGCGTGACATTGGCAATGAATACAAAGTACCAAGTTGGGTACCTTTAGCCGGTGGCACAGGCGCAGGTGATTTGCTGATGGGCAGAACACCAGAGGAAATTGAAAACTGGTCGTATGGCAATGCACCAATGCAGATACCAGAGATGAGCAACGTGCCACAGTTCAAACGTGGACGTGCGCAATCACTTGCTGATGCACTGACGACATTGGCACCAGGTGTTAAAGCTACCGAGGATTTACCTGTTGGCATGGCCATTAAAGCCTATCATGGTACGCCACATCTGTTTGACCGGTTTGATATGTCAAAAATTGGGACAGGTGAAGGTGCGCAAGCGTATGGGCATGGACTTTATTTAGCGCAAGATCCGAGCATTGCTGAAATCTATAGAAAAAATTTAACAGCCAATTCTGCTACATTAAATGATAAAAAATTTGATGATATTGTAGATGAATTGGACAAAAGTGCATTTGATTACACTAGAACGTATGGAAGCAAAGAAAAAGCATTAGATGCTTTAAATTCAAAAATAAAAGATGCAAGCAAGTTTGATGATGTGGACTGGTTAAATATTGTTAAGCATAGATTAGAAAATTCAAAATTTGAAAAGCCACAAGGCAGTATCTACGAAACCTCAATCCAATGGCCAAACGCAGAGCGTGAAGCAATGGATCCACTTGGCGAACATCATTTGCTGGATTGGAATAAACCCGCTGAAGGCCATGTGCAAGAAGCTATTCCAAGAAAGATACGCGAGTTACAGAATGCGCGTGACGCAATTTCGTCTAAGTATGTCGATGATGAATTCAATCCAGATAATTTGTTTAGCAACCTTTACTCATTTCCAAGTAACGAAGACAAAGCAGCTATGGACAAGATTGCTGAAGAAATCGTTATGCACAAGAATATGTCAAACGCATTTGAGAAAGGCGCAGAAGGATCTGTCACTTATAACAAACTAATCAAAATGCTTGGATCGCCAGAAAAAGCATCTGAATATTTACACAGCATAGACATACCAGGCATTAAATACCTCGATGCATCATCTCGCAATACTGACAAAGGCACACGCAATTTTGTGACGTTTGGCGACGAATACCCACAGATTGTAAAACGTGCTGGTAGCTTGGATGAGTTGCAAGAGAAGTACGCAACTGGGTTAGCTACAAAACCAATCAAAAACTTAAACCAAGCATTACTGGATAAATACATCGAGCGCGGTTATTTACTCGAAGATGAGCTTGCAAAGTACGAAAAGAATGCCGCAAAAATGCGCAATGCTGGACGACAAGACATCAACGTGCAGAATGCACAGGCTAATCCAGAATACGAGGCGTATAAGGCAGAATATGACGTTCCGTTTATGCACGGAACAGAACGACTTGATCGCGTGTTGTCAAAAGAAGGATTAGATCCAAAACGTGCAACGTCTGGTCCAATGCTTTATGGCACAGATTCACCAGAAATTGCATCAAGCTATGCCAAGAATAAACAAGATACATCCATGATGGATGATGACGACTGGAATTATTCAAAAGCATTTACGGTGGCACCACAGCAATTAGGTCATCGTGGCACAATTCCTTACACAGTTGAGCAGTCATGGAATTACCTTGATCCAGAAGTTAAACGCGACATATTAACCAAAGCACCTCGTGTTGGGTATTCAGACTTGGATCAATGGGAAGGTGATTTTGTACTCCATCCAGAAGGTGAAGACAATGCAATCATCAATCAATCACATTACGATTATTTATTAAAACAAAGTCGTGGTAATCCAATCAAAGCTATGCGTGATTACTGGCTTGATAGTGGAAACTTGTTTAACGAAGAAGAAAAGATGTCGCAGTTATACAGGTTGGCAGGTTATCCTCATGAAATTAGCCAAGAGATGGCACCTTGGACAAAGCGTGAAGGTGTGTTGACTGGTGTATCACGAATTAGAAATCCACTGGATACATCTAATGTTGATGAGCTACGCGAGAAAGTTATTCCTGCGCTTAAAGACGCATTCAAAAATGATAGATCGCGCAAGAAAGATTACGGTGCGGACTCATGGGATAAGAACACACGTTATACACCAAAAGAATGGGTTAATGAGTTAGAGAATGATTTGAACAAAGGTGAAAACTCTTATGTGTGGACATCAATTCCCGACAAGATAACATCAGAATTAAAACGATTAGGCTACAACGGTATTTATGATACTGGTGGTAAAAGTGCTGGTGCGGATTCGCATCAAGTCACCATTCCATTTAATCCAAGTCAAATTAGATCGAAGTTTGCTGCGTTTGATCCTATTCTTAAACATTCACCAAATTTACTTGCCGGAACTGCATTAGGATCAGTGTTGTTACATGACGAAGATCAAGGCTACGCAGAGGGCGGCATTGTTGACAAGTTAAAATCACAAGACTTCGGGCCAAACGATTCAGTTATTGTATCGAGCGTGATGCATCCATCAGAAGCTGCTGGCAAAGCTGGTGACTGGCTACAAGAAAAAATGCGCATTGCATCTGGTCGTCCTTATGAAGATAATTTCACTCCAGATCAGCAAGCACAAGCTGGCTTAGATTTAGCAGGACTTATGCAAACAGGCGCAATGCCATTTGCTCCTGCATCAGCAGGTGGTACGTTAGGTACATTTATCGGTCCTAAATCAAGAAACTGGGATAAGGTGGCTGCTGAGTTAGCCGCTAAGAAATTAGATGAAGGCGCAGATCCAGCGGAAGTGTGGCGCGAGCATCTGATTGGGCGTATGCCGGATAAGACTTTGTTTAGTGAGATTAGTGATAAGGATGCTTTATATCATGAGCATGGAAAAGATTTTTATGATTCAACTCTTAATAAAACAAATCAATTATTGAAGCATGGTAGAGATACTGCTGAATATCCATTAAATGTTCAAGACATGTTGGCACATCCTAATTTTTATGAAAATTATCCAAATCTTGAAGCAACAGAATTAAGATATTTGCCAGAAACATCAACTTCCAAAGGTGCATTTGGGTATTTTGCAGATAATGGTGATCCTGTTTTAAATATTCATGGCATGCTTCCAAATAATGAAGCTAAGTCAACAATGCTTCATGAGTTACAGCATGGAATACAAAGAGATGAAGGATGGGGTCAAGGTGGCAGTCCACAAGAATTTACAAGACAAAAAGAAGCTGAACATGCACGCGATGTTTTGAATTGGCGCAATGAAGTATTAGCACGAAAAAAGAAATACCCAGATACAGATACGAATGCAATTGAAAACAACATCATAAAAGATTATATAGATATGGGGTTGTTTAATGATTTTGTGCCAAGTCGTGAAGCACGGGAATTAGCAACGCAACCTTACATAATGTATCCAGAGAGATATGACCACACCAATGAGTTTGAAAAGTTAAATAATCTTGTTGGTGAATACGGTCTTGATAAAAGAACAACACCATATACACCAATTGAAGGTTATAAGCGTCTAACAGGCGAAGCGCAAGCACGCGCAACGCAAGATCGTCTTGATATGGACATGGCGCAACGTCGTGAAAACTATCCACTTGCTGGTGGTAAATTGTCTGACATCCCATTAGAGGAATTGATTTATAAGTACGAAGGCAATGGGCCGTCACTTAGTGCAGATCCACTAAGTAAATACAAAGATTACGTTGGTGAACATTCAGCACCACTTGGTGACTCTGGTGCGCCACTGCATAACTTAACCGCTAACGAAAACGCCATTTATCCAAGTGATGTGTACTCATCACAAGCAAATCAATACTATGGATCTGGTGAGCCAGAAGACGCACAACTATTTACAATGGCACAACGCCTAAAAGACAAGCCAAACGAAAAGGTCACTATTTATCGTGCAGTGCCTAAAATGCAAAGCAACAGTGAAAAGGCTGCACAACTTGAAAAAGATTTAGCAAACTACATGAAACGTGGGCGCATGCCAAGCAATTCAGATTTTAATAATAAATCTGATTGGTATGAATGGGCATCAAACGAACGCGATAGACTTGCATCATTGCCAGAAGAAACACTGGATCCATTATCAATCAATCATGGTGATTGGGTTGCGCTTGATAAGAAATATGCAAAAGAACATGGCGAAAGTGCGCTAGGTGGTAATTACAAGATACTGAGTAAGAAAGTGCCAGCACGTCAGTTATTTACCAATGGGGATTCTATTCGTGAATGGGGATGGGATTCGCGTTACGCAGAAGGTGGGAGTGTATCTATGGAAGATTTACCGTTCGACGATCCAGATCAGTTGCGTTTGTATCATCAAGCCATGAAGCATTACGATGACGTAATAGAAAACACAGGCGGCTCAAAAAAGATGGGCAAGACTGAAGCACGCATCAACTACAACACAACAACAAAAGGTGATCGTGATCGTGATAAAGATCTGCACACGTTGATTGCTGATTATGGTATTGATGTTGGCAAAGATGCAAAGATTAATGCCACTATGATTAAGCCGATGGAGGCTGAGGGTGTTTATCTCGGTAATTTAACTGGATCAGTTCCTGTGGGCGAGGGTCGTGCGTCACTTGGTTTGCAAGGTTTGCACACAAAGTACAGTGATGATTTGTCTGGGTACACGGCTGGCTATAATGGCAAATTAGGTGGTGGTGATTTAAGCGCAAGCTATTTTGAACCCGCAGATCACAACAGTGCGGGTCGTCAAGTGCAATTAGAATACAGCATGCCATTTGCCGATGGTGGCTCAGTATCAGAATTTGAAGATCCTACGCACGAGCGTTTGTATCGCAGAGCGATGGCGCACTTTGATGACATGAGTGCCAAGCAAAACTTTGAAGACAATGACTCGATGATTGCATCAACGATACTTCATCCAGTTGAGGCGGCAAAGCGTGCAGGTAATGCATTTATGCGTAGCGTTGATACCGCTGGTGGTAGACCTAAACAAGCGTTAGACGAAAGCTCTTGGTACCCAGTTGGCATTGAGCCATCAAGTGATGAACAGGCACAGGCAGCACTTGACTTAGCCGGTCTAGCACAGACAGGTGCAATGCCGTTTGCGCCAGAGTCTGCTAGTGGTGTGCTTGGTTCTATTCTTAGACCAAATTCACAATTAGGAACGATTGGGTCTAAGCGTGAAAAGAAACCGATTACTGAACTAGAAGAAGGCGTAAAAATTGGAAAGCGCATTTCAACAGCAACGCCAACTGACATTGCTGCAAAAAAAATGAATTACCATTCAACACCAGAACATATTATTACTTTAGATACGATGCGATCAAATCCAGAAGCATTTGAAAAGAATATGAAATTGATGTCTGAGTACATGCCATTTAATGAAACAGATACAAATAAACAGGCTGATTTATACCGTAAATACATTGGCGATAATTTAAGATATTTTGTAAAAAATGCTCCAGAAGATTTTACTCAAAGATCTGGCAATTGGTACAAGGGCGCAAACGCTTTAGCAAATGATATTTCAAATGCGTATAACATACCAATTGAAGCATCTGCTGGAGTGTTAGCGCGATTGTCACCTCAACAAAATTGGCTTCATAATGTTGAACAAGCAGATCGCGTAGTTGATATTTTTACTAATCATCAAAATACTGTGATGCCTGTTGGAAAATATAAAGGCGTTAAATTAAAAGATTTGCCAGATTCGCTTTCTCAAGCTGAATGGATAAAAGATTTTGATCAACATACTACACGAAATGAATACTATGGAATAACACCAGAAGGTGCATTAAGTGATGAAATAATACGCACAAAGACAGGAGAGCCAAGCACCTTTGTATGGCAATCATTTCCTAATTTATCAAGAGCTGTTGATATTCTTAAAGATCCAAGTATTGAAAATGTTTCAAAAAGTTTAGGTTTAGGTGGTCATAAAATTCGCAATTTTTATAATAATATGGCAGATCCATTTCACCCAGAAGACGTAACGATTGACACGCATGCTGGTGCCGCTGCTTTATTTACTCCATATTCTGCATCTGCCATACCAATTGGACATTTGTTTGGTGGAGGAGCTAAAAAGGGAATTGTTGAAGGATCATCAAAATCTGGAATGGCACATGGAATGTATGGGTTATATGCTGATTCATATAGGGATGTGGCAAAAGATCTTAATTTGCCTGCGCAATCATTACAATCTCAAATATGGGAATTAGTAAGAGAAACTTTCCCAACAATGGGTAAAGAAAAAATGCAGAAGCAAATTCAAACTAATGTTTTGGATGAATTGAAAAAAGGTAAAATTACAGAAGAAGAAGCGCGAAATAAAATTCTTGATATAGCAACAAAAGGAAAAGGCTTTCTTTTACCGGATTGGTACACTCAAGATTACGCCAAAGGCGGCAGTGTAGGTTTACAAGAATTAGCAAACAAGTACATGTGATATACTTCACGCAAACAAAATACAGACAGAGGTAAACGATGGCACAACAATTTGAAGATGACGAAGACCAGCAAATTCCGGATGAGCAAGACGGTGAAAACGTAGAGTTTGACGACAGCGACAAGACCGACGTTGAAGACACTGATGATGGTGGTGCTATCGTTCGCTTGCAGGATGAAGCCGACACACAACAAAACGCAGAGCATTTTGCCAACATCGTTGATGAAGTCGATCAAGGTGAGCTTGAGATGGCTATCAGTGAGTTGATAGACAAGATCACCAATGACAAAGAAGCACGCGAGAAACGCGACAAGCAATACGAGGAAGGCATTCGTCGTACTGGCTTAGGTGACGATGCACCTGGTGGAGCGCAATTCACTGGTGCCAACAAGGTTGTGCATCCGATGCTAGTCGAAGCGTGCGTGGATTTCTCTGCGCGTGTGATGAAGGAGATCTTCCCCGCGAACGGACCGGTTAAAAGTAAAATCGTCGGTGAAAAGGATCAAAGCAAGGTAGAGAAGGCAGATCGCAAGACTGACTTTATGAACTGGCAGTTGACTGAGCAGATGGTCGAGTTTCGTGGTGAGCTTGAACAGTTAAGCACTCAGTTGCCACTGGGTGGTGGTCAATATATGAAATTCATGTGGAATCCACTCTATAAACGTCCGATGGCAGAGTTTGTGCCTATCGATGATGTTTACTTGCCGTTTGCTGCCACAAACTTCTACACAGCCGAGCGTAAAACGCATGTGCAGTACGTTACCAAGTTTGAGTATGATCGTCGCGTCAAGAGCGGCATGTACATCGATGTTGATCTTGGTGTGCCAACAGATCCAGAATTCAGCAGCGCATCAAGAGCCAATGACAAGATTGAAGGACGCAAGGATCTCAGCTACAACGAAGACGGTCTACGCACCATTTTTGAAGTCTACACTTATTTAGATTTTGGTGATGGACCGGAGCCTTACATCTTAAGCATCGACAAATCCACTGAGCGTGGTCTAAGTCTTTACCGTAACTGGGAGCCAGAAGACGAACAACGTAAAGAGCTTGAATGGATTGTTGAGTTTGCTTTTGTGCCTTGGCGTGGAGCTTATCCGATTGGTTTGACTCACATGATTGGCGGTTTATCTGGCGCAGCGACAGGTGCATTGCGTGCATTGCTAGACTCAGCGCACATTCAAAACGTGCCAACGCTATTGAAACTCAAAGGCGGTCCTGGTGGACAGACGTTAAATGTGCAGCCTACTGAAGTTGTCGAGATGGAAGGTGGCGCATTGATTGATGACGTGCGCAAATTGGCAATGCCACTTCCGTTTAACGGGCCGTCGCCTGTTTTGATGCAGTTACTTGGCTTCCTTGTTGATACCGGTAAAGGTGTGGTGCAAACAACATTTGAAAAGCTGTCAGATCAGAACCCAAATCAACCCGTCGGCACGACAATGGCGTTGATTGAGCAAGGCATGGTCGTGTTTAACTCGATTCACTCGCGTTTACACAGCTCAATGGCGCGTAGTTTAAAGATTTTGCACCGAATTAACAGTGCCTATCTGACAATTGAAGACATTAAAGCGCAAGAATCGGGAATTGACATCGAACCGTCTGATTTTGATGGACCGATGGATATTATTCCTGTCAGTGATCCTGCAATTTTCAGTGAAACGCAGCGTTTTGCACAAATCCAAGCGATTATGCAGCGTTCTCAGATATTTCCGCAGTTATATGACATGCGAAAAGTCGAGGAAATGTTCCTGCGCACATTAAAAGTGCCATCTAGTGAAGTATTGAAGCCAAAACCAGCACAAGATGACATGGATCCTGCGTCAGAAAACGTGGCAGCCGCTATGGGATCTGGTATTTATGTTCTTCCACAGCAAGATCACATGGCGCACATCATTACACACATGGCATTTGTGAAATCACCTTTGTTTGGATCAAATCCAGTGATTGCAAAAACATTTTTATTTCCAATGGTGATGCATTTACGCGATCATTTGCTTAATTATTATTTAACTGAGGCTCATGATGCTGTAGATAAGGCGCAAAAACAGCAATTGATTCCAGAAGAAGCACAAAACCAAGTACAAGTTATTTTGCAGGTGCAACAATTTATCGAACAGCAAATGAATGGCTTTAGTGAACAATTGCAAGAGATGGATAAGCAAGCAGAGCAATTCAAGCCACAACCACAATTGCCACCAGATCATGCGCTTGAAATTGCACAAATGAGCGCAGGTATTCAACAAAAAGCGTTAGATCAAAAAGCGCAGACTGACCAAGCAAGATTGCAACTCGATCAAATTAAATTGCAAACACAGACACAATCTGAGCAAGCAAAAATCGCTGCGCAACAACAAGAACGTGCTGACAAGATGCAAGCAGAACAAGCTCGCATCTACGCTGAGAACCAACGTGCAATGGCTGAAATTCAAATGCGTGAAGCAATCAACACAGCAGACAATAATACTGCTAAACTTATCACTGCCGCTGAACTGGCTCATGACAGTAAAACGTCATTAACAACAGGTACCGGCATTAACTTTAATCCGTAAGGAGATGACATGAAAGACACAAAAGGCAAAGAAGTTCCAATGACCGGAGCGGACGTGAAACAACACAAACGCATAGCGGCTGGTGAAAAAGTCGATGGACAAAAGCTACCAGCAGAACCAAAAGGCAAGAAGTCAGCTTGGTGAACATCGAAACTAAGCTGTTAAACAAGCTCAAAGCCGAACAGCAGTCATTTGCTGTTGAGGCTTTGAAGAAACCACAAACACGCGATGCCTTCGAGTACGGGTATCGTGTGGGAACGGTTGCCGGTTATGAAGCGGCAATCAACGTACTCTTAAATCTTATAGACGAGGATAAACACAGTGACAATGACCTTTGAGAATGCAATGGCAGAGGCTTTTCCAGCAGTAGATGCTGGCATTCAGCCTTTTGGAAGCCGCGTTCTGATTCAGATTCGCACTCCAAAAAAGAAAACAAGTGGCGGGATTATTCTCGACATTGGAACACAAGACACCGAGAAGTGGAATACACAAATCGGCAAAGTGATTTCATTAGGACCACTTGCATTTAAAAACCGCAATGACATGACAGCATGGCCGGAAGGTGCATGGTGCCAAGCTGGTGAATTTGTTCGTGTTGCTAAGTATGGTGGGGATCGTTGGGAAGTTAAGGTTCCCGATACTGACGAATCCGCAATGTTTGTAATTTTTAACGACTTGGACATTATTGGTCAAGTAACTGGTGATCCACTAAAGATCAAAGCATTCATCTAGTAGGAGGTGATTTATGGCAGACGTAATTAGAGAAGATGACGACAATGATGAAATTGAAATTGTCGAAGATATAAATGAATTAAGCGATGAGGCGTATGACGAGCAAATAGCACGCGATGACGACGATGACGTTGATAGCGAGCGTGAAGCAATTCGTGAACGTCGCAGAAAAGAAAAGCTAGAGCGTAAAGAAAGAAAAACACAGGCGATTAGTCGTGACAAGTTAGAGCTGGATTTCTTGCGTAAACGCAATGATGATTTGGAGCGCAGAGTTTCTGTACAAGAAGTACGCGCACACCAAACTGATTTAGGCGCGTATGATGCTTATATTAATCAAGCAGCGCAAGAAGCTAATATGGCAGAGCGTGTTATTGCCAAAGCGGTTGAACGTGGAAATGGCGAAGATGTAGCGCAAGCAATGCGTTACCGTGACCAAGCAATTGCTAAAGTTCAGCAGTTGCAATTCCAAAAACAGCAGGCAGCACAGCAACGTCCAGTAGCACAGCCAAATCAAATGGATGATTTGACCATGCACTACGCAAAGGAATTTATTGCTGATAATCCTTGGTATGATGCACAAGGTCGCGACGAGGATTCTTCCATTGTTATTGCTATTGACCAAACATTAGCAAAAGATGGATTTAATCCACAAACCTCAGAATATTGGGATGAACTTAGAAAACGTGCGGCACGCAGACTGCCAGAAAAGTTTGGTAAAAAACAAACTGAACGCACAGCGCGTGGTGGACCGTCAGTTGGATCTGGTCGTGAACATGCACCAACTTCAACCCGTAAAGAAATGTATGTGAGTCCAGAACGTAAAGCTGCATTAATGGAAGCTGGAGTTTGGGACGACGCAGTTCTTCGCAATAAGTATTTAAAGCGTTACGCAGAGTATGATCGTAACAACAAATAGTATTGCGTTTATTGAATATCAATTTATAATTATTTCCAATCGCTGAAAGGAGCGAATATCATGACAGACGAAAGATTAAACAAATCCGCTGGAACCAATAGAAATAATCGTGCGATGACAGATCGCGCAGTTACACAAAATCGGGAAGTGACCGAAGACGAGCGGGTTGAGATGTTTCGACAAAGTTTTTTCCAGTCCAGTTTACCGGACTTGCCAAAACTTCCAGGCTGGCATTGCTGCTGGCTAACAACAACGAATCCCAGAGATTCCATCCAAATGCGTATCCGATTAGGGTATGAACCCGTGAAGCCAGAAGACGTTCCTGGCTGGGAATACGCAACGCTTAAAACGGGCGACTGGCAAGGTTTCATTGGGGTAAACGAGATGTTGGCTTTTAAACTTCCGTTATCACTTTATGAAAAGTACATGACCGAAGCTCACCACAATGCACCCATGCGTGAAGAAGAAAAACTGACTGATACAGCAGATTTTCTTGAGCAGCAAGCTAAGTCATCAAAGTCAAGACTGACTGTGGGAGATGGCAATCTGGAAATTGGCGAACATAGAGATGCACAATTTGACATCTCTTAACGAACCATTTAAAACTTATTCCATTTAGGAGCTAATAATGTCTTCAACTAGCGCACCCTATGGTTTCAGACCTTCTTTCCACAACAGTGGTCAGATGCGTCCAAAAGCCTATACAATCGCAAGCACTTACGCTGCGTCTATTTATTCTGGTGATCCAGTTAAATTAGTCACTGCTGGTACAATTCAACTTGGTACTTCAGACGGCACACGTTCTGGTACTACTGACGGTATTTCATTGCTTGGTATTTTTGCCGGTGTTGAATACTTGGATTCAACCGGTAAGCCAACCATTGCTCCATTCTGGACTGGTGGCACGACTGGTACACAAATTGTTGCGTGGGTTTATGATGATCCAGAAACAATTTATGATGTTCAATTTGCAAATCCTGGCACGGCTGGTACTGATTCAGTTCAAACTGCGGTTGGTGCTGAATGCGATTGGCGTGTGGCTTCACCAGGTGGATCAACATCAACTGGTATCAGCTCAACATACTTAACAGCAGAAGTCGCGACATCTGGCCAATTCCAGATTACCGGTTATGCATATCTTATTACTGATTCAGCCACTGATGCTTATGTAAATATGACCGTTCGTCTGAACGAATCACAATACAAAGCTCCAGTTAACAGCGTAAGCTAAAGGAGGATATTGAATCATGGCAACTCCAATGAGAAGTACGGACTTTAGATCCGTAGTCGAACCAATCCTTAACGAAGTATTTGATGGTGTTTACGATCAACGTGCTGACGAGTGGAAACAAGTTTTTAAAGAACAAAAAGGGATTCCCCGTAACTACCACGAAGAACCCGTTCTTTATGGATTTGGTGCGGCACCCGAATTACCAGACGGTATGGCGGTATCTTACCAATCTGGTGGTGTGTTGTTCCTGCAACGCTACCTCTACAAAGTATATGGGTTGGCATTCAGCTTAACCAAAGTATTAGTAGAAGATGGCGATCACATCCGTATTGGTCAAACTTACGCTAAACACTTAGCGCAATCTTTGATTGAAACAAAAGAAACATTAGCAGCTAACGTATTAAACCGCGCATTCAACGGTTCATATACAGGTGGTGACGGTGTATCTTTGATTTCAACTGCACATCCAATCGTTTCTGGCACATTCAGCAACCAGTTATCAACTGCTGCTAACTTGTCACAAACATCATTGGAACAAATGTTAATTCAGATCCGTAACGCTGTTGACAACAACGGTAAACGTATCAGACTGACACCTAAAAAGATTGTTTCCGGCCCTTCAAACATCTTCCAAGCGGAAGTATTGTTGAAATCAGCACTGCGTGCAGGAACAGCAGACAACGACATCAACCCAGTTAAATCAATGGGTTTACTCGCTGAAGGTCAAGCTAACTTATCTCGTATCACTTCATCTACTGCATGGTGGATTCAAACTGATGCACCAGAAGGTTTAAAACTTCTTATGCGTCGTGGTCTTGAAAAATCGATGGAAGGTGATTTTGAAACTGACTCAATGAGATACAAGGCGACAGAGCGATACACGCTCGGATGGACTGATCCACGAGGAGTCTATGGTACGGCCGGAGTCTGAGGACTAGTCCATCATAATTGGACACATACTTGCTTTTGATGTTAATATGAGTTTTTTATTCATAAAAACAGAGGAAGCAAGATGGCTAAAAAATGTTCAATAGTAAATTGCATAGCTCCTGTGGTAGCACGGGAGTTATGTTCTACACACTACAAACGCTATCAACGTCACAAATCTACAGATCAAACTAGACCTTCTGATTGGGGTCAACGCGAAAAACATTCACTTTATAGAATATGGTGTGGAATCATTAGGTATCATCGTAAAAATATTTGCGATAAATGGTCAAATGATTTTTGGGAATTTGTAAAAGATGTACCAGAAAAAACATCAAATAGTCGAGCAAGTAGAATTACTGAAACTAAACCTTGGTCAAAAGATAATTTTTATTGGCGTGAAGTTGATACAGCTTCAATAGATTCAAAAGAAAGGCAACGCAGATTTCGCAAAGCAAATCCTTTGTATGGGAAAAATACATATTTAAAAAAAATGTACGGTGTTGATTTAAATTGGTATAACACTCAATCTGAAAAACAAAAACATCTTTGTGCAATTTGCAATGAGCCAGAAACTTCTATTATTCATGGAAAAAAAATATCATTAGCGGTAGATCACTGTCATGATACTGGAAAAGTTCGTGGATTATTATGCAGATCATGCAATAATGCAATTGGTGCATTTAAACATGATAAGTATATAATACAGCAAGCTATCAAATACTTAGAAGATAGTAATTTTCTGGAAACCTTTAACGCTATGCACGACTGACCAGACAGACGACATGAAGACTGCATAGTAAAACCTTTCATGTGAGGAATCAAAATGGCTTCAACTACATTTTCTGGACCAGTAACATCTACTAACGGATTTATTGGTGCAATCACTGGCTTAGAAACAGTTACTACATTAACAGCGGCATCAACATTGACTGCCGCACAAAGTAATACAATTTTCTTTTTAAGCTCTGCAACTGAATTTGTGACAACACTTCCTGCACCTGCGGCTGGTTTGATGTACACATTCATCGTAGGCGCAGCTCCGTCTGGCGCAGACTATAAAATCCTTACTTCGGCAAGTGCTAACATCATCAAAGGTCAAGCCTATCCATGTTCTGGTGCGGCTGGTGATATTGGTACTGCTGACGACACAATAAATTTTGTTGATGCACAAGCTGTTGCTGGCGATCAAGTTACTGTTATCAGTGACGGCACATCGTGGTTTGCAAAAGCGTTATGCGCTGTTGCGGCTGGTGTTACTTTTACAACAACAAGCTAATTTGATGAGGCGTTAATTCGCCTCACTTCAATCAACAGGAGAGCATCATGGCTGACGTAGTAGCATCACAAACAATTCTTGACGGTGAACGATTGTTTATTGGCAAGTTTACAAATATCTCTGACGGCACAGGTGAAACCGCTGTTGTCAAAATTAACGTATCAACTCTTAGCGTAAATGCATATGGTCGCGCGTGTAATGGCGTTAAGATTAATAAAATCTGGTCAACGACGCACGGCATGGAAGTGCGAATTCTATGGGATGCAACCACAGACTTATTCACTTGGATGATTCCTCAAAATAGTAATTATTTGATGGATTTTTCAAGTTTTGGTGGTTTGCAAAACAATGCTGGAACTGGATCTAACGGCAACTTGTTATTCACGACAGCGGATGCATCTGCTGGTGACATGTACTCAATTGTCATTGAATGCATTAAAACTTACGCAGACGCATAAAGTTATGAGTAGCGAAATGCAAATTATGCTGTGGAATATCGGACTTTCACTGATTATCACCATTATTGGTGCTATTTTGAAATATAAATGTGACGAATTAACACGAATTAGCATTTTGCTAAATAAAACTCGTGAAGAAGTGGCGCGTGAATATGTCACGAAAGTGGAAGTTCATACAGAAATAGATCGTTTAATGAGTCGGCTGGAAATCTTAGATGCAAAGCTCGACAGAATTATAGAAAGGGGTTAATACAATGGGAAAGTCATTAAAATATGTAACAGAGTTCGAATTTCCTTCGGATAAAGGCTACACTGGATCATGTGCAAAAGAACCTGCTAAAGCCTACGCTAAAGGCGGATCTTGTAGCGGATACGCTAAAGGTGGATCTTGTGACGGTTCGATGATGAAAGCTAAAGGCGGAAAAGTTGTTGAACGTGCTACCGGTGAAAAATACCCAAGCCGTGAAGCAATGGTTCGTCATGAATCACTTGAAACACCTAAAATGAAACGTGACGAAGTGGTTAAACGCCAAGTAGTTAAAGCTCCACAAAATCGCAGACGTGGTGAGCCAATGATTGCACCAAAAAGTCGTGGCGACACATTGTTGGCACAAAGACAGCAACAAGCAGCTCCGCTAAATTCTATTGCACAAGCTAATGTGCCTGGCGCGGCTATGAAAAAAGGCGGATCTGCTAAAAAAGAGTCAAGCAAAAAAAGTTAATGCTATAATTTGACAAAAAACTGAGGTTAATTAAATGGCATATTCTGGTGAAGTAAGTACAACAGTTTTCAACGCAATAAAAGTAGTTGATCACGCTTTTAGACGTTGCCGACTCCCTGCGCAAGCAATTACAGCCGAAATGCAGACTTACGCACTAGAATCGCTGTATTTATTCCTCTCTGATTTGGCAAACGTAAAAACACCGAGCTGGTGTATTGAAAAAGTTATTCTGCCAATGTATGAGAATCAACCGGTGGTGACGCTACCTAACGGCACAGTTGAGGTTCTTAACTTAAATTATCGAACATTGCAGCCAGTCACCGGCTCAGTCGTGTCAACATCAACATCCTATACCGTAAATTTCACCACGCAAACCACCGTCGATACCATTGGTATAGAATGGGCAGGAAACGCTGTGCCATTAACTTTTCAAGTCAGCACCAATGGCATTGTATGGGTTACAGTTGGAACGTCTTCTGACACGGCTACAGCAGGTGAAATAACATGGACAGACATCTCTGGTGCGCTGGCTTATCAATATTTTAGAATTACCTCAGCTTCGCCTATTTTGTACACAGTCATCACGATGGGTAATTTGCCACAAGAGATCCCACTTGGGCAGTTAAATCGCGACAGCTATGTGAATCAAAGCAACAAAGTTTTTCCTGGTCGCCCAAGCAATTATTATTTTCAACGTGATCTGCCGCAACCTGTTGTGAATTTATGGCCTGCACCGTTCTCATCAGCAGAACAAGCGCAATTGATATTGTGGCGGCATCGTCAAATTATGGATACGCAAAATCTGCAACAAGATGTTGAGATTCCACAACGCTGGATAAATGCTATCGTTGACGGGTTAGCGGCTGCGGTTGCTAGTGAAACACCGGCTGTTGATATGCAATTGATGGCTATTCTTGCACAAAAAGCGGCTATTAGTTTACAGCGTGCATGGGATGGCGATAACGACGGATCACCGATTCAAATTAATCCTGGTATTGGAGTTTACACACGATGAGCTTATTCCTCGATCCAAGTGGACAGCCAACGTATGGCATTGCCATTTGTGGTCGTTGTTCGCGAAAAATGTTGCTGTCTGAGCTTTCACCGGATCCAAATTATCCTGGCTTAATGGTTTGCAAAGAAGATCGTGATGAGTACGATCCGTACCGTCTTGCACCTCGCGCACCAGATCAAATTGTGTTGCCGTTCAATCGTCCAGACACACCAATTAACACTCATCCTGCTGGTGTCATACAAGAAGCAGGTGACGAATTTTTCATTACCGAGGACGGTAATTCTTATCTGGAGATGTAAAGAATGTCTGACGTACCAAGTAATCTAATTCCAACACGGATAACACAACTGCCGATTGCTCCCGAAGCGTCCGAAGATAGCTTGATGATGATTGTCTATCAAGGCAATAACTATCAAATCAGAGTCGGAGATCTTTTGAGTGTTGCTGGCGTACCTACAACAACGCAAGTTATTGCTGGCACCAGTTTAACGGGTGGTGGGCAGTTAACCGGTAATGTGACACTTAGTGTTGCTACAGGTGGTATTACAAGCACGCAACTAAGCGCAACAGGTGTTACGGCTGGATCGTATGGCGATGCGACCAATATTCCTGTTTTCACAGTAGACGCAAATGGTCGTATCACTGCCGCATCAACGATTGCCGCTACTATTTCTGGCTATGTACCGGTTACACGTCAAGTGATTGCTGGAACTGGGTTAACAGGCGGTGGACCGCTAAATGCTAACGTAACACTCACGGCTGATCTTTCTGACAGCACACCACTGGCAGGATTGACAACAGGATCTGCTGGTGTTGCAACATCTATTTCACGCTCAGATCACAAACATCCACAAGTTGATTTATCAAGCAATAATGAAGTTACGAATATTCTCGGCTTAAGTCATGGCGGCACTGCAAAAAGCATTACGCCAAATGCTGGTGCAATTATTTGGTCGGGTGCGGATGGTTTATATGTCAGTGCGGCTGGAACTTCTGGGCAAGTGTTAGTTTCTGGTGGAACATCTGCGCCAACATGGGGATCAGCGTTAGTCGTTTCTAATCAACCAGCAAATTACGTTTATGCTGGACCGACAAGTGGATCGGCTGCTCCAACCACATTTAGAGCCTTAGTAAATGCAGATTTGCCAAATTCTGGTGCAACTGCTAATACTTATGGATCTTCCACAGCAATACCTATTGTTACGGTAAATGACAAAGGTGTAATAACCAATATAAGTACAACCAGCTTTATTGGTGGTTTAGATTATAAAGGCGCATGGAACGCATCTACTAATACACCAACATTGGTATCAAGTGCAGGAACAAATGGAGATTATTATGTTGTTTCTGTTGCGGGATCTACTAATTTAAATGGTATTACTGATTGGCAAATAGGTGATTGGGCAATTTTTAATGGTTCTTCATGGCAAAAAGTCGATCAAACAAATTTAGTTACGTCAGTAAATGGATTGACTGGTGCGGTTAATGTTGGAACTGTAACAAGTGTTTCAATGACGGTTCCAACCGGTTTAACAATCAGTGGTACACCAATAACAACATCTGGAACATTAGCCTTAACATTAACAGCCGGTTATTCAATACCCACTACAACAAGTCAAACAAACTGGGATAGTGCATACACTCAACGGTTACAGTGGGACGGTGGAAGCACAAACTTAGTTGCGGCTACAGGTAGAACATCGCTTGGCGGTACGACTGTTGGTCAAAATATGTTTACGCTTACCAATCCAGGCGCAATCACGTTTCCTCAGTTTAACGCTGACAATACCGTTTCAGCATTAAATGCCGCTGATTTTAGAACAGCGATTGGTGCTGGTTCGGGTAGTGGATCTGTAACAAGCGTTGCTATGACAGTTCCAACTTTCTTAACTGTAACTGGATCACCAATAACAGGGGCAGGCACATTTGCGGTTACTTTATCGGGTACCGCTCTCCCCGTAGCTAATGGTGGCACAGGCAATACAAATGGTATTAATGGAGGAACATTCTAATGGCAAAAATTGAAGACTTAGTAGATAAAATGTTTGAAAGCAGGAATGCTGCTCACATTGAACATTGGAAAACCAAAAACGGTGAAGTTCATCGTGCGCTTGGATCTTATTATGATGATGTCATTGAAATGACCGATAAACTCGTTGAAGCCTATCAAGGTACGTTTGGTATCATTGGTGACGTTGACGGTGAAGTTGATGACGTTACGAGATTAATCCATGATGATATAATTTGGCTTAACGAGAACAGAAGCAAAATAGCAAAAAATATTCCAGCACTTGAAAATATTATTGATGAGTTGACTGGACTTCACATGACAACGCTTTATAAATTAGAAAATTTGAGGTAAGACAATGGCAGCTACCGGATATACTCCTATACAGCTTTATCGCACTACAACATCTGGTGCTGCGCCTACGGCTGGCAATTTAAATGATGGTGAGTTAGCAATTAATATTAATGATGCTGATGTTGCATTATATGTGAAAAACCAATCTGGAGCGGTTAAGCGTTTAATGAACAACCCTGCTGGATTAAAATATCCAACAGTGGATGGAACATCCAATCAAGTATTAAAAACTGACGGTGCTGGTTTATTATCATGGGTAACTGCGGTACTTTCTGGAGGTGCTTTAGGTACACCAACCAGCGGTACGCTTACTAACTGTACGGGCCTTCCTATATCGTCAGGCGTATCGGGTCTTGCCGCGAACGTAGCCACATTCCTCCAAACACCTTCTAGTGCCAACCTCGCAGCCGCATTAACAGACGAAACGGGTACAGGCTCAGCGGTATTTGCAACTAATCCAACCTTCCCTGCGCAAATTAACCTCACTGCAAACTCTGGCTATAATATTTATGCTTCGGGTACGGCTGAGAATTATTTAGCTGGTAGACTTAGTATTGGAGGAACAAATATTGGAGGAGCTTATGGGGATATATCTAGCCAAAGAACTCTTACGGGTGCTACAGATACGGCAGCGTTTGGGGCAATTACAACTATTGCTAGTGATGTAACTTCTGGCTATTCTAGTTTTAAATCTCAACCTGCCACGCAAGCGGCTAGTTTTACGCTAAGTAGTTTATACCATTTTAATGCACTTCAATATACAAAGGGCGCAGGCTCTACCATATCAGTACAAGCAGGGTTTGTAGTCGATAGTTCTCTAACCAATGGGGTCAATAACTATGGCTTTTACGGTGCTATAAATGCCTCTGCTGGTACAACCCGATATAACCTCTACATGGCAGGGTCGGCTGATAATTTTTTGGCTGGGTCTTTGGGGATTGGTACATCGACATCTAGTGATGTCAAAGTTAATATTGGTGGTACGTTTCCCGCAAGTGGAGGAGGTTGCTATCCAGTACGTCTAATTGGTACAGCCAACAATACAACTACCGGTTCTATTATGTACCATGCTAGATTAAGTACGTCTTCCGGTGGGGCAACGGTAGGCAGTATTCAATATTACTTAGCAGACCAAGGTACGTTTTCTGGCGCAGTTACTTACCAAACTGGTTTTACTGCCGATGGCACACTCACAGGCGCAGTTAATAATTATGGTTTCTACGGTGGTATAGCGTCTGGTACAGGTAGATATAACCTCTATATGGCAGGAACGGCTGATAATTTTTTGGCTGGGTCTTTGGGGATTGGTACATCGACACCAAGCGCATCTGCTATTCTTGACGCACAGTCAACCACTAAAGGTATTAGATTTCCTAACATGACCACCACACAGAAAAATGCGGTATCATCTCCAGCGGCAGGTCTTGTGGTATTTGATACAACATTAAGTAAACTTTGCGTCTACACAGGCGCGGCATGGCAAACAATCACTTCAGTTTAATAGGAATTAAATCATGACAACAACATACACATACGAACCAACTAACTTGCAACGCGATCAGAATGGCATTGTGAACCAAGTGCAATTTACAATCACCGCATCAAACGGCACAGACAGCGTAACGGTTAACTCGATTACCGGCTTACCCGCACCTAAAGGCACAGCGATTGATTATGATAAGCTATCAAAAGAGCAAGTCATCGGCTGGATTCAAAAGCTGGTGGGTACACAATCTGAAGCATTAGCAGATTCAGAATTAGCGGCTCATATTGAAAACAAACAAATCGTACTGTCTAACGGAACGCCTTGGAGCAACTAGTATGATTACTTGGAACTTATCTAAAGAAGCCGCAGAAGCCGTATTAAATATGCTAGGTCAACTCCCAACAGCGTCCGGTGCATATCCCCTGCTTGTTGATTTAAAACAGCAAACAGATAGTCAAGCTGTAGAAGAACCAGTGGAGTGATGTAGTCTATGGAAATCCTTCAATTCATAACAGATGTTGGGTTTCCTATTGGTTCATCCTGCCTTGGGATGTACTTTGTATTTCTGACGTTAAAGTTTTTGCTTGATAGCGTGCTTGAGAAGATTAAAAGCCTTATCGGTATTATTAAGCAGCTTGATAAACGAGTGACGGGGATGTCAAACGACATCCTCAATATCGACAATTTAGTATCGCAAGCACTCGAAATACCACCAGAAAAACCAATCAAAAAGGTAGAATAATGGACGCTGAAGCAATTGCAAAATATATTAACGTGTATGGCTTTCCTATCGTAGCGGCTGGGGGTATGGGGTATATCGTGTACTTTGTTTGGATTTGGGTGACCACAATAGTTAAGCCGATTCTGCAAGAAGCTATGGATGCCTTAATTGAACTAATTGACCAGATTCGTGTGTTAGATAATGATATGATACGTCTAAGTCAAAAGCTCACTACCATACTACTAATGAGAGGGAAGAAATGAAAATTGGTTCTGAAGGGTTAAAGTTAATTAAAGAATTTGAAGGGTGCAAATTACTCTCTTATAAATGCCCAGCAGGTGTTTGGACTATTGGTATTGGCTCTACACGATATGCAGATGGTAGCCCAGTAAAAGCAAACCAAGCTCTCCCAAATGAAGATGCGGCTATGCAACTACTAGCTAAAACATTATCGTCTTACGAACACGCAGTAGACGCTATTAAAGTTGACTTATCACAAAATGAATTTGATGCGCTAGTATCGCTTACCTACAATATCGGTGCAGGTAATTTAGCCAGTTCAACGCTTGTCAAAATGCTTAAAGCGGGTGAGCCTAAATCAGAAGTAGCCAAGCAATTCCTACGCTGGGACAAAGCAGGCGGCAAACCACTTGCAGGCTTAACGAGACGTAGAAACGCTGAAGCTGAATTGTTTTTGGCTAACAATACCAATTAAGTTATAATTCAATAACCCAGGTGCATGCTGAATCAGCGGCTAATACGACAAAACACACGGAGTATTTATGAGCTACAGCATGACCTACGACTCTTTGCTCGTAGACGTTAGACGCTACTTAGAGCGCGGCTTTACGCAAGAAAGTGACCAAATCGTCTACGATCAACTTCCTCGACTCATCACTATGGGTGAGCGTCGTATTGCGCGTGAACTTAAAATTGAAGGTTTTATTCGTGCGGTTACAACACCGTTAGCGGTTGGCGTTAACGTTTACATGAAACCAGACAGATGGCGCGACACTGTTAGCATGACTGTTGACGGTACGCCTATTTGTGCGCGTGCTTATGAATACATCAAAAATTACTGGCCAGATCCTGCTCAAACCGGAACGCCAGCGTATTATGCCGACTACGATTATCAACACTGGATAATTGCACCAACGCCCGAAACAGCACAAACATTAGAAATTTTATTCTATGAGCAAGTGCGTTTCTTAGGCGATGACTTTCAAACAAACTGGCTCACAGAATATGCGCCAGACGTTCTTTTATACGCCACGCTGCTTGAAGCTACACCGTTCCTTAAAAATGACGAGCGTGTACAGGTGTGGCAAGCTATTTATGATAGAGCCGCACAAGCATTAAATGGCGAAGATCTTAAACGTATCATGGATCGCACAGCGAACCGGAGTGAAGCATAATGACAACCTATACCGACGTTTTCGGTGGCGCGAATATTTACCCAAGCGAAATAAGCTACAGTGCATTAACGCTTACTACTGATGTCACATTAAGCTGGCCAACTGAAACCTCTGCTAGTAATAACCTTGCCACGCGAATTATTGATATTTCATCGGCAACTGCTGGATTAAGCATATTTTTGCCGGACGCTGCAAAAGCAGGTACGGGTGAAACAATACTTTTTAATAACGTTGGTGCGCAATCAATTACAGTAAAAAATGCTGATGGAACACAAGTTGTTGTAGTAACAAGTGGAACGCTCTGGCAAATTTATTTAACAAATAATAGCACAACGGCTGGTACTTGGGAGTCACTTCAATATGGATCAAGTATTTCAGTAGCAAACGCTTCAGCATTAGCTGGAACTGGTATTGTTGCGGTTGGTGCTTTACTTTCACAATCGGTGCCTATTACTGAATTTAATTCAAATTACACTGCAACTGTTAATGACCGTGCAAAAATGTTTAACTGGACGGGAGCGGCAGGAACTTTAACGCTTCCAGATCCAACATCCGTAGGAAATAATTGGTTTTTTTATCTGCGCAATTCTGGCTCTGGTGCAATCATTGCTGATGCAGTCGGATCAACATTAATTGATAATTCGGCTTATTTGAGCTTTCAACCTGGTGAATCCGCAATTATTGCAAGCGATGGTGTCAACTGTTACACCATCGGATTTGGTCAATCTTCTATTTTTACGTTTGATTTTACTATTATTCCTGTTGCTGGAACTGGTAATTACACTTTAACAGGTACAGAATTAAACCGTATAGCTTATCGTTTTACAGGTGCATTAACTGGCAATAGAACCATTATCGTTCCTGCAACAGTTCAACAATATTGGGTGGATAATCAAACTACTGGATCTTATACTTTTACAGTCAAAACATCGTCTGGTACAGGTATTGTTTTAGCTACAAATGAACGTGCTATTTTATACAGCGATGGTACTAATGTTATTCGTGCAGATACCTATGGTGTATCTTATCCAATTTCTGTATCACAAGGTGGCACAGGCGCAACTTCTGCTGGATCTGCACTTTTAAATTTAGGTGGCACATCGGTTGGTGTTGGGTTATTTACAGCATCAACACAAGCGGCAGCTTGGAGTGTTTTAGGTGTTGCACAATCTGGAAATGTTAACGGTGGTACATACTAATGCCAGAAAAAACGATTATATTAAAGTCAGAACCAGGAATTAAACGCGACGGTACAAAGTTTGAAGGGAATAACTATACCGACGGTCAATGGGTTCGTTGGCAACGTGGTTTACCAAGAAAAATTGGTGGGTATAAATCCACGCAAAAGTATCTGACTGAAATTAGTCGTGGGTTTAGTAATTTTACCCAAATGAATTTTATTTATTGTCACAGTGGAAGTGAAAATTTTTTAGAGCGTTTTACCATTGATTCAACAGGAAATAGTTCTATTGTTACTAATAGAACTCCATCAAGCACTTATGCCACAGGAAAAGTTACATTAACAGGTGGATCTGCTGGTTCAGTTGATAGCATCACCATAAATGGTGTTAACACAATGTCTGGTTCTGTAGCTTATGTAACAAGTCTAACAGCAACAGCAACAGCAGTAGCGGCAAATATTACCGCTCATGCGGCTGGATATACTGCAACAGCTTCTGCTGGCGGTATCATCAATATTACAGCGACAACTGCTGGACCTACAGTAAATAATTTACCAATTGTAACTGTGACAACAACAATTGTTGCCAGTTCTGGTGACATGAATGGTGGGTTTCTTGCATCTCAATTGCCAAACGCACTTAATATGTGGATGTTTGATTATCAATATGATTCATCAACTAATCAAAACTATTTACTTGCGCACGTTTCACAAAATTTAAATTCTATTTCTAATGATGCTGGTGGGTATATTTTCTTTGGCGAAGTGCTTGGCACAGGTCAACTTCAATATGTTGGATTGCCACCAGATGCAAACGCCACAGGCGGTATCGTGTCGCTTCATCCTTATTTATTCTATTACGGCACTGACGGCATTATTGGTTGGAGTGTTGCTGGTGAGCCAACTAATTTAACGGATTTTGGTTCTGGTGCTGGTCTTGCGCGTGTGTGGGGTCAAAAGATTATCAAAGGTTTGCCACTGCGTGCTGGTAGTGGAACAGCTCCTGCTGGACTGTTTTGGGCGTATGACGCTGTAATTCGTGCAACGTTTACTGGTGGCGCAACAGTATTTCAATTTGACGTGGTAGCCACAGACACCTCTATTATTTCAGAAAACTGCGTGATTGATTACGATGGCGTGTTCTTTTGGGCAGGTGTTGATCGTTTTTTAATGTTTAACGGTGTTGTGCGTGAAGTTCCAAACTCAATGAACTTAAATTATTTCTTTGATGGACTGCGCCCAAGAAACAGATCAAAAGTATTTGCATTTAAAGTGCCTCGTTATGGTGAAATCTGGTGGTGTTATCCACGAGAAGATGCAACAGAATGTACACACGCTGTCATCTACAACGTTCGCGAAAACACATGGTATGACACAGAGCTTCCTGCAAACGGACGCGCTGCTGGATCATTTAATAACTCATTTGCTGCGCCTATTTTAGCGGGTGCAATACCTGGTGATAATGCAGTTGGCGCAACTGGAACTATTACATTTACAGGCGGATCATCGGGTTCTGTTAATTCCATCACAATTAACAGTGTGCCAATTATTTCTGGTGTAGTGCCATATAACACCAGCTTACTTGTTACTGCTGAAGATGTAGCAAACGCCATTAATGTTTACAGTTCAGATCCAGAATACATTGCAACAGTTTCTACTGTTGGAGGCAATCCTGTTATTACTATCACGTCAACATTAGTTGGGCCGCAATACAATAATCTTGTTTTAGCAGTAACAACAACCACCATAACAACGACAACGACAAACATGACAGGTGGAACTTATGCTTATCGTGTATGGGTTCAAGAGCAAGGTGTTGATGAGATTGACGGTCAAAACATTAATCCAATTAGATCGTATTTTGAAACGGCTGATTTGTCTGCTGTGGCGCAAGGTAACAACGAATTCATGCGTATTACACGCATTGAACCAGACTTTGTACAAAGTGGCGCAATGACCGTTCAAGTCACAGGAAGATCTAACGCTCGTGCGCCAGAAGTGTACGGCACCACATTTACGTTCCCAGAAACTGCGCAAGAACCTTGGGAGCAGATTGTTATGCTTAAAGAGCAACGTCGAGAGCTTCGTGTAAGGTTTGAATCAAATGAAGTGTACGGTGATTACCAAATGGGTCAAATCATTGGACATGTTTCAATGGGCGACAACACGGTGATCTCATGAGCGTCAAAGTCACGTTACCTACACATCTTACGCTTCGTGATTGGGCAGATCAGATTGCACTGGATTTTGATCCGTATGGTGCATTTGGTCGTCTTGAAGACGAAAACAACTGGCAAAACTGGGCAATGCAATTTATTAACAATTTAACGCTCAGAGAAAATTTTCCTATTCCGTATCAGTTTGATGACTGGCGTGAATGGGCAGAGCGTTTTTGTCAAACGGCAGAATAAAATGAAATACATTGGATTTGAACTTGAAGAAGAAGCAGAAGAATGGGCGCGTGAGCGTCTTGGTCTTGATAATGCACCCGAATTTTTCCGTGCATTCTCAGCAGTCAATAATGAAGGTGAGTTTGTTTGCGTAGTAATTATGACTAATTTTACGTCACGCAACATCGATTTGACCATTGCAATTGATAACAAAAAAGTTAGGCCAAGAGAAACAATTGTGATGTTTAACGAAATCTTTGGATTTATTTTTAACAAACTGCATGTTGCTCGCGTTACAGGACTCCTGCGCGGAAAGAACACGCAAGCCAAACGGCTAAATGAACACTTTGGCTTTCAACTTGAAGGCATCATGCGTAAATCATTTGAAGATAATGATGATTTACATATTTACGGATTTTTAAAAGAAGATTACTACAGCCATAAATGGTTTAGAGGACAAACAAAATGAGCGAAATTAGAAATGTAATTATGCAAATGGCGCAGCAAGATCCGCGTTTCCAACAGGGCGTTTCTCAAATGGAAAAGCAAGTTGAACGCATGCCAATTGTGCCAGAAGATCTTGATGATGCAATTGCAATGCTTGAGTTTGTTTTGCAAAACCCAGACAAATATGAAGAAGTGCGTGCGTCAGCCATTAAAGACGGATTGATTCAAGAAAACATGGTGCCACCACAATATGACGTAGTGTTTATTGTGTCACTGCTAATTGCATTGTATGGACTGCAAGATCATCTTAATCAAAAAGGTTACGCTGGTGGTGGGTTAGTTAATTATCCCAAACGCGTTCTCCCCCGATGAAGGAGGTACGAAAAATCAAACATGGATGATCAGGATACTTGAAAACCGGAGCACCCGTCTGGTTCAGGTTTTTGACGCGAGCGGAAAATTGGTTTACTATGACGATGGTTCCAGCACCCCGTGGGATGGAACCTATCTGAATCAAGGGAAAAAGCTTCCTGCCGGCACCTATTTTTACCGCCTTCAGGTGGATAAGGATGCTAAGAATAAGCCGCCGCTTTTTGGCACAGTAACCATTTTACGATAGATATAAAACGAGTGAAAAAGCTTCTGATCATATCTGTCTTTCTTCAATTGTTGCCGATAGCGCTTTTGGCTCAGATCCGGCCGTTAGCCGACCAGTACCTGATGAATTTTTTCCAGATGAACCCGGCAATTGCAGGAGTTGGCCGTTATGATCCCCTGATCATAAATGCCCGCCAGCAAGGGATGAAATGGGATAAATCGCCCGGTTCTCAATCGGTCACCTATCAGGGCAAGTTGTTTAAGGAAAGGTCGTACTTCAATAAAACAGGATTTCTTAACCGGGGTAAAAATGCTTTTGGTAAAGTTGGAATTGGAATAGGATTATATAATTATTCCTATGCAACTGTCAGCCAAACAGGTTTTCATCTCGATTATGCATACCATATATTTTTGGGTAATGGAAGATTATCCTTCGGACTTTCCCCGATGTTCATGCAGTTCCGGGCAAATTTTGAAGATAACTCATTCGTTTTCGATGAGAATCCCG